ACAGGCCATGTCCGCTGTCACCACGAAGCGCGGGGCAGTAAATGCCTCAATGGTTGTTCCGGCAGATTATGAAAGTGCTTTTGACGAAGCCCTCAGTAGATAGGAGGATTTAAATATGGCAATTACAACCTATGGGGATGTGACTCCCCGCACCGCAGCCTACGTGGCCGTGGAATTGTTAAAACGAGCGATGCCTTACCTGTGCCTCGAAAAATTTGGCCAGAGTAAGTCACTTCCTGCAAACAAAACCCAGTCAATGAAGTTCAGGAGATATAATTCTCTTGGGCTCCGTACCACTGCCTTAACCGAAGGCGTCACCCCGGCATCTGAAAAGATGACCGCCACGGACATCACCGCAAACCTTTATCAATATGGTGGGCTCGTGGAAATTACCGATATTATTCAGGATACACACGAAGACCCGGTTCTTCAGGAAGCTATCGCGGTAAGTGGCGAACAGGCCGCGAAAACGGTTGAAACATTGCGCTACAATGTTCTTAAGGCGTGCACGAATGTCTTCTACGCAAACTCCGTTGCGTCGCGCACGTCTGTTGTCGCAGTCATCGCCCGGGCAGATCAGCGGAAGATTGTTCGTTCACTTGAGAGACAGGAAGCCCAGCACATTACTTCAATCGTGAAGTCAACCCCGTCATTCAATACCGAATCCATTCTTCCGGCTTATGTCGGAATTACCCATGTGGATCTTACCTCCGATATCAGAACCCTCACTGGCTTTACGTCATGTGCTGATTACGGCAAGGTGACTGCGTGGGAAACCGAAATCGGTGCCTGTGAAGACGTTCGTTATTTGAAGTCAACCATTTTCACGCCTTATGATGATGGTGGATCTTCAGCGACCACTGGCAAATTGACGTCAACGGGTGTTGGTTGCGATGTTTATCCGGTGATGTATTTCGGTAAAGACGCCTATGGCCTTATTGCCCTGAAGGGTAAATACGCCATTACGCCGATTGTTATCAATCCTGTTCCCTCAAAGTCTGACCCGTTGGGGCAGAGGGGTTCGGTGAGTTGGAAAACGATGCAAGGTACTGTTATCCTAAATGATGCTTGGATGGCAGTGTACGAATGTGCTTGTACTGACTGAAAATAATTGACCGATGAAAGTTGGTCGGCAAGTAATTCCTGCGCTTTGCTCATCCTAGCCGGAGCGCCATTTGAGATAGAAGTCTAGGACAACGCAACTTACTTTGGAGGAAAAAAGTATGGCTTACAAAAAATTTGACGATGCAGATAAAAAGGTAGATCAGTCGCAGTTCGGCGTCTATGATGCCGTTTATACTGAGGCTGTAAGACGAGCAATTCAGGGTATTTCAAACCGGATCATCGGTACGACTTCCGGAACGGGGCACATTCCGACGCTGGCGACCTGCGCCCTAGGAACGACCTGCGGTTTCAAAACGACCTACGATGTTGGCGCTGTCAGAGATGGTGTGCTTTCAACAGTTGCTGCGCAGGACAACCTGTATTTCGGAACCTGCGGAACGATGGGCACCAATACCGTGGCGAAGTTCCTGATTTGTTCCATCGATGGAACGAGTGCAACCTGTATCGGCCCGGGCAACGTGGTGGATAAGGGTAATTACGCAAGTGCTACGCTTGCTGCTGTTGCCGCAAAGATTCCGGATCTTCCGGATGGCGCTGCGCCTCTCGGCTATGTGACGGTTAATGCGCCTGCGGCGACGATTCTTGTCCTTACAGATGGCGCTTCTACGGCGGCTGCAAGACTTGGTTATGTCTTCGGAACAGGCGGGACCGCAGGAACTGCGGCGTATGTGGATTTGATGAACTATCCGTTAAATAAATAACCTTTAACAGGTGGGGGCTTTCGGGTCCCCACCAGAATTTCGGAGGGAAGTCATGGGTAGGAAAGCGGATAAAAATCCGGAAGAGTATTTTAACAGTCCTCAGGGTCACATAAGAGACAAGATTATTATTCATGAAGGATTGGACATTCCCAAGGAAGGGATGTTTATTTCATTGAATGGTTTTCCGTTTCTTGCGAAGCCGGGTGTTGAGATCGATATTCCACGCCCAGTCCGAAAGATGCTGGACACGAGAATTATCACTGTTACATCTCACGATGAAAACGGAAAGGAGTACACCAAGGACATCAGGCGAGTAAATTACACCCTTGTAAAAGAAGGCGTGAATCTTCCTGATCCTGAACCTGAAGCAGCGGAGGCTTAAATGATCGGCAAAGAGCTTGTTAATTACCTTCGTGAAAGTATTCTGGATGATGTCCTCCAGCCTCAGTTATGGAGTGATCCTGAGCTTTTGAGATTTCTGAATTATGCGGAGGTTCAGGCTTGCAGACGGGCTCACCTGTTGATTGACAGTTCTACATCAAACGACAACGGGACAGCTGCCACGGCAAGCACAGCAGGACAGAAACCTCTTTGTTCTCTCGCGATAGTTGGGGATACCGCTACTTATAATCTTTCCCCAAAAATTCTTCAGGTGAAACGCTGTCAGTTAAAATCCATGACCTATCCATTAAGGGGGCCGGTTTCATATCCTACAGTGGATGATCTGGCAAGTGGTTGGTTGGGGACAAATGGTACTGTCGGAACTGCTGGTTCAGGCGGGTATCCGTGGTGTTTTTTAAATGAACCGCCAAATACCATTACTTTTATTCCATGTCCCTCAACAGCGGATACGGCGCAACTTGTTGTTTCCAGACTTCCACTGACCCCATTTACGCTCAAGACATCCCCTGAAATAGATGAGCAATACCATTATGGCATTTGCGATTGGGCGGCTCACCTTGCGTATATGAAGCCAGATTCAGAAACAATAAACCTTAATCTCTCTGCTGTTTACGAAAAGAAGTTTATTGAGCAGTTCGGGTCACTTCCAGATGCTTATATTCAGCGGACAAGAAAAACAATATCACAGCGACAGCGCATGAGGCCGGTCGAATTCGGATCATGATAAGGAGGAACTATGGCGATTTTAAAAGTAAAGAAAATGATTGAAGATCTTGAAAACGGGTCAACTCAGGTGTTGAGTACGTTGACGATAGCTAACGTAACGAATGTCGGCATTGCGGCTACTGTTGGGACCGCTGGCGTTGTTTCCCTTGCTTCGTCTGCCGCAAACGCCGGAACAGCGAGTGTTGCCGATTATAGTAAATCGGCAGGAACGTCCGGTAGAGCTGAAATCGCAAACTGGGCAAGTTCCGGAACTGCGGCTCTTGCTGGAACTTCTGCTATCTTCGCAACTGGTCTGTAACCCAAACTTCCTCTCTATGGGGGCCTGAAAGCCCCCTAGAGTTGATTTACTCAGGAGGTCTATATGGCTGAACGTAAAATCACCACTATACATTGCACGGCCACAAATACCATTGCCGATGCGAATTGGCGGCGGGTAACCCTCGAAACTGCATATTAATTAAAGGAGAATAGAACATGAATTCAATAACGAGTTTGATGGATAAAGTGAAAATGGGTTTCGGCAAGGTCTTTGGCTCGGAGCAGAAGGTTTCGGCCAATTTAGTGGCAACGCTGATCGGGCCTGATGGTCTGATTAAAGATGTCCGCACGGTACACAATACCGTGACCAATGCCGGGAAATACGGCGCTGCCGATCAGGTGTTGGCCTCACCGTCCTTGACGAAGCCCGGATGGATGGAAGTTGGTACCGGCACGGGCGGCACGACAAAGCTCAATGCCTATGTTGCCGGTTCCAGAACGGCTCTTGATAGCAAGACACGAAGTGATGCCGTTGTCACGATGATTACCACATTCGCGGCTGGTGTTGGGACGGGCGCTTTAACAGAAGCCGGAATCTTTGATGTCGTGACTCAGGACACGGCGAATATGTGGTGCTATGCGACGTTTGCGGCCATCAATAAAGCGGCCGGTGATTCACTCGTAATTACCTGGACATTGACCTACGCATAAAGCTGCGTAGAAAGGGTTGTTATGCTGACACTGGAAAGTAAGTTTAGTGAGTATGTGGAGGCTCTAAAGAAGGCGGGGGCTTGTGCAGAAGTAGTCGCTATCCACGATGAGATGCTCAAGAAGAATCCTGACCTTATCGTGAATGACGTTTATAAGACGTTTGTTGAAAATCCTAATCTGGATGAGGGTTGGCCTACTTGGGCGTTACAACTCATTGGGGAAGAAATGGATGTTACATTTAGGACATCTATTATTACGGATTTAATTCGCACACCGAAAGCTTGCCTGCAACTTTTGAATGACTGTAAATCTCTCACAGAGGAAGAACGTATCCTTTTAAAAAGTAAATATAATGGGAAATTGACTGCTATAAAAGACCCGATGGAGGCCGCACGACTTTACATTGATTGCGCCCCGGTTCTTACAGCGGCAGAGTCCTTAGAGTTAAAATCAGTCTTTGAAGGGAAACTTCCTACTGTGGAAAAAGAACTTGCTACTGGTATTGTTGTTAGAGCGACTGCGGAGGTAGCACCCTAATGGCTGTTACTGATTACAAATTTGCTGGGACTGCTGCCAATGTTGATAGAGACAATAAGACGGCGTGGGTTAATCCAGATTATGCCAAAGCAGATGATACTAACTATACTAGAGTCGCCCCAAACAAGAATAATTATTCTGATTGGCTTTTGTTGACAAATTACGGGTTTTCTTCAAGTGATATTCCAACTGGATCAACAATTAATGGGATAGAATTTATCATTGCTCGATTTGGTTCATCAGCCAATGCGTGCTATGATTCAGCTTTATATCTTTATGCTAATGGTCAGGTTGGCAACAATTTAGCTTCTGCAACAAAATATCCAAATACCCTTACAGAAGCTACTTATGGTGGTGCGACAAATATGTGTGGCACTACTCTTACACAGACAGATATTGTAGCATCTACTTTTGGGGTACAATTATCAGTAACACCTGGAACGGCTGACTTAGAAATTTACCTCGATTACATAAAAATCAGGGTCTATTACACGGCTGCGCCTTTAACTAAGTCCCTGTCTGATACCCTTACCCTGTCTGATGCGATTATAAAACAGATAGGCCAGGCAAAGTCTGATACCCTTACTTTGAGTGATCTGATTGCCAAAACTGTCGGTGCAAATAAATCCGATTCCATCACCCTTTCGGATGCGATTGCCAAAGCTACATCAAAAGGATTTGCTGATACGCTGACACTTTCAGAAAATATCGTCAAGGCTTTCGGTTTAAGCAATGCTGATTCACTGACCCTATCTGATGCACTGGTTAAGGCATTCGGGAAGGCCGCCGTTGACTCCTTGACTTTATCGGATGCAATATCAAAACAGGCGGGCATATATCCGGCTGACACAATCACGCTTTCCGATGAACTCAATGCGATTGTCACGCTGATCTTGTCGCTATCCGATTCTATTACATTGTCGGATGCGCGGACAATAACCTACTCATTGGCTCAGGCGG